AGCCCAATTTATTTGCAGGCTACCTATAACCCAATCTTTGATGAAGACGGAAACATCACTAAAATAATGAAGATTGCAACCGATATTTCTCAGATGGTTGTAAGTAAAAAAAGAATAGATGAATTATCCGCTAATCTACAAGCAGAATTAGAAAACTCAAACAAGCTAAAAGAAGCGATTGAGATAGAAAAGGATGCTGCCCTTAATGACTTGGATGCAAGTATTAAGAAAAGCCAAAACGAGTTAATTAAAGTGATTGTAAAAAGTGCTTTATTTGTCATAATGAGCGTGGGATTCATCACAACTATTATGTATTCCTTTGCTATTCTTTCAAACAAAGATACTCAGATAATCGGCTCTACTTGGTCAAATATGTTTAGCGTTTTATTGACAAACGCATTTTCTATTGTCGGCACAATTATGGGTATCAAATACGCAACCTCAGATAATCAACCTAAATAAATATGCAATTAAGTACTAATCTTTCATTAGCCGAAGTAACTAGAAGCGAAACTGCAAAAAGAAAAGGAATAAGCAATATGCCAACACCTGAGCATATCGAAAATTTTAAGAAGTTAGCTATTAATATTTTTCAACCAATCAGAGAACACTTTGGCAAGCCTATTATAATCAGTTCAGGATATAGAAGCGCAGAGCTCAACAAAGCTATCGGTGGTTCATTGTCCAGTCAGCATTGCTCAGGCGAGGCGATTGATATTGATATGGATGGAACTGACATTACTAACAAGCAAATCTTTGATTACATTAAAGACAACTTAAATTTCGACCAAATGATTTGGGAGTTTGGAACAGATGCTAATCCTGATTGGGTTCACGTTTCTTTCGCTGCAAACAGGTCACAAAGAAAACAAATATTAGTTGCTAAAAAGGTAAATGGCAAAACTACTTACATCCCTTACTCAAAGTAAAATGAAAGACAAATACTTAGTCTATATTACAACTGGCTTAATAGCCTATTTAACCCCTATTTTAACCTCTCTATTACTTGTGGGTGGTTTGGTTATGTTCGATTGGATTACAGGCATTATAAAGAGCCATAAACTAGGAACATTATCAAGTAGGGCAATGGTTAAAAAGTTTTATACGGCATCTTCTTACTTAGTTGCAATCGCAGCAGTTAGATTGTGCGAGGTTTATTTTGGTGACCAGATTCCACTTGTTAAGCCTGTGATTGCTATGATAGCTTTAAGCGAGTTGCAATCTATGCGAGAAAACATTGAAGCTATTACAGGAGTTGATTTACTTAAAAACTTATTTGGATTTCTACAACGCAAATCACAATCAGAATGATTTACTTTTTATTAGTACTTACAATCGCTTCAAATGCAGTTATGGATGCAATCATGAGTAACGATTCATTTGCAAAGTATGGTATGTGGTTTAGTCGTGATGGTTGGAAAACAAAACACGCCTTTGCAGATTGGATGGCGTTATTTATTCCTGAATGGTTAGCTGTATTATTAGCAGGCACAGTTCTAGTGATGTTTACCGAACTTTACAAGTTTGCTAAAATGATTATGATTCTTTCTTTTTTGATTGCCATATTTGGGTTTACTTGGTATGCACTTGCTATGTATATCGTTTGGGGCGCATTGTTTTCTATTTATTATACTTTGATTAGGTGATGAAAAATTTATACATATTATTAGCCCTTACTACGCTGGTAAGTTGCTACACAAAAAAGAAATGCGTTGAAAGGTTCTGTGTTACCGACACACTAGAGGTAACGCTTCACGATACTATTCGCACCGAAACAATCAGAAAAGACACGGCATTTGTTTACGCAGGCGATACAATTACTATCGTAAAAGATAGGCTGCAAATCAAGTATTACCGAGTAAACGATACTACTTACATAGATGGTGCTTGCATTGGCGACACAATTTATATCACCAAATCCTACAAAATCCCTACACTTCAACCCAAACCACATCCTTTTAAGTGGTATTGGTTACTATTCGCTGCCTTATTTGGAGCGGTTATAGTGCTTACTATAAAAAAATAGGCTTCATTTTCAGTTAGTTACACAATACATAAATATTTATTTTGCATAGTTAAATAATTATTTTACTTTTGTCCTACAATTAACAACAAACATTATGACAATTTACTCAGCTTCACAAATCGAAACACTTGCAAATGGTAAAAAAATATTAACAGTAATACCAAATCAATTTGAAGAAGTAGAATATTTGGTAGTTAAATTAGACACTTTTGTTTCAGTATTTTTTTTAATGAATAACAAAACATTTAACTACACATATTCTCATACTTACAATGCGGCAACAGATAAAACAACAAAACGCAAACCATCAGGATATTAATATTTCATAACAACTAAACCAAATAACAATGGCAACAATAATCACACTTACTTGCATGGCTATTTTAACGAGCATATTTTGCAGCTACGTTGAAGCAAACAACAAAGCATCTAAGAAGGCTAAGAAAGAGAATAGAATCATTTATCTAAAATAGTGACACGCACGGCAACCAAACGCATACTAGACACTGCTAAGGCAATGCGAACGAACACACAAGATACCTCACAGTGCGTAGGTAAGTTTCAAGTCTTGTTGACGGCTCGGAAAGACGAGCATTTATTTTAAACAATTTAACAATATGGCAAACATAACTAAACCAAAACGTAAAGTAGCAACAACGCTACTCAATGTAGACCTACCAAATAAGCTGCAAGCCCTACAAGTTAGGCGCAACAAAATCAAAGCAGATGCTGAACCAATCGTTTCAATAGCTGACCTACACAACGAGGCTATTGAGATGTTACTAAGAAAGGAGAATCTATGATGTGGCTATTTACATTAACGCTGCTTGCCGTAATAGTTGGCAAGGAAGCACGCAAAGAAAAGCAAGAATTCATTAAGCGCAACGGCATGACACGCAACCAACTTTTCAGAGCCTGCAAGTACATGAGAGGCGAGAAAGGCAAAGTAAGTTATCGGGAGTTGCTTCAAAACATGAATAATAACTAATATGAAACGCACAGAATTAAAACTGAAAATTAAAAGAGCAACTGATAACACCATCAGGCTATTCAACAATTACGGAAAGCAAATTAAGATTTGCAACTCAGCCAATAGCACTAACGATGACTTCACTTTGCTAACCAAGATTAAAGAAGACTGGCACTTAGCAAGCCTAGAAGCCACAAGATTTGAAACATTACTTACAAGCTTTTATTACAAGAAATAACATGGAAAATAGAATATTTATCATTGACGATGCAAAGAGACATCAAGCATTATTAGACTACGTTGAATCAGACTTGATCGACCAAGTACATGAGGCTAATTGCCCGACCAAAATAGAGGCATTAAAGAAAATCAAAGCAGTTCAATTACATCCTGAGTTAGCCGACACAATAGATGCGGCATGGGCAGAACGCGTGAGAGAAATCAGCGACCTAAACTATTTTGATAAGTTAGGCGGGGTTTTACTAGGTTTATTTTTTATCTTTACTATATCATTATTTTTATGAGCAACACACAATCAATTAAAGCCGTTTTAATCAAGCAGATTATTGATAGCGGCAGCAACATCTCAGAAAGCACTTTAAAATCTAACATTGATCTACTTATTATTTCGGCCGAGGTAGATGGCATGAAGGAAGCAAGAGAGATTATGTTCCCAACTATTACAGATCACCCTAACACTATTTAAAATGGAAAACAAACTACCAACACTCGCAGACTTAACTCAAGACATTGAACTTGCGTACAAGAACGACCAGCTAAACCTACTTTTAAACCAACCACCACCAGCTAAATGGGTTAAAGAGCATCCTTTCATTAGGGGCTACAAATACCTACCTATCGACAAGGTGGAGTATTTACTCACTCGCATCTTTAAGACCTATCAAATACAGATTACAGGTCAAGGAACGGCATTCAATGGCGTATGGGTAACTGTTAGGCTTACAATAAAGAACCCAACTAATGGCGAAGTGATGCAGTTTGATGGCATCGGAGCGGCTCAGTTACAAACTAAGCAAGGAACTTCACCTGCTGACCTGCAAAACATCAACAACGGAGCGTTATCAATGGCGTTTCCAATAGCCAAGACAATAGCCGTAAAGGATGCAGCCGACCACATCGGAAAACTATTCGGTGCTGACTTGAATAGAAAGGATGTTATCCAATATCAACCCGACAAAGACCTCGCAGCAAAATTCGGTAACAATAAGGAGAAATTAAATGGAAATTAAAAGATTAAATTTTGAAACAGAAACGGATTGGTTAGATAATCGTAAAAACCAATTCACAGCATCAGAGGTTAATAGACTAATGGCAGAGCCAACCAAAAAGGCACAAGCAGAAGGCAGGCTATTAAGTGATGGAGCGATTACATACTTATTAGAAAAGGTAGCAGCCTATTTTAATACGCCAAAGCCTAATTATTATAACAGCGAAATGGAATGGGGTAAAGAAAAAGAATCAGAAGCAGCATTGAGGTTGTGCGAATTACTTGAACTCAACCCTGCGAGTAAAGATGTCATTTATACCTCTTCTGGTGGGATTATTTTTTTTACCAACGGCAAGTTAGGTGGAACGCCTGATATGATTTTGACAAGCCAAAAAAAGATAGTAGAAATTAAATGCCCTAATTCAGATACGCATCTATACTACAAGGCATTTGTTAACGCTAAGAACTTTCAGAGTGAGTTGCCAAAGTATTACGACCAGATACAAACGAACCTTTACCTATGTGATTCTGATTCTTGTTACTTTATGAGCTACGACCCACGCTTCAAAGATTCTAAACGTAGCTATCATTTAATCGAAATAGAACGCAATCAGGAACGAATAGACCAAATACTAGCTAAAGTAGAAATAGCGCATGAAATGATGCTTAAATTGATAAACACACTTTAAATAAATAAACAGATGGAAATTCAGGGAACACTTAAACAAATTTTGCCTTTAGAATCAGGCGAAAGCAAGTCAGGCAAAGCATGGCAAAAACAGACGATTATCGTAGAAACTCAGGAAACTTATCCAAAGTTAATTGCTATCGAGGTAAGTGAGAAGGCAATAAGCAGACTGCAAGACTATCAAATAGGTCAAATCATTACCTGCTCGATTAATATCGAATCTAGGGAATACAACGGCAGGTGGTTCACATCGGTAAAGGCTTGGAAAATCTAAATTAACAAGGCGGTAAGTGGGTGACTGCTTACTGCCATTAACAATTAACACAATGACAAAAGTAATAATATTAAGGGAGCAACCCGAAAAGAAAGAATTAAAGCCGATTGAGTTTTTACATTGCCTTAACGGCGATAAAAGCATAAACTATTCAACTAGAACTCCACCATCATATAAAAATATTGAGTTAATTTGTAGTGGATACACAAATGAAGGCTTTGATTTAATGTTTGCATACTATAATAATAGAAGTGAAGGTATATTATATCTTGGAAACTTTAATGATGGGGTAGTAGAATAATGAACCAATTAGTAATTGACGAATATATCCAATGGTCGCACGATACCTTTGGAGATGAAAGATGGCTAGACGTATTATCCAAACTGCGACACGAAGAAGTATGGGAGTTTAGGAAAGCAGTAGTCTTAGACGGCAGAAACGAGCAGGCGGATGAACTAGCAGATTGTTTCTTTTTAATGTTTAAAATGGCGCATTTAACTGGCTTTAACGTAGCCGACATAGAGGCAGCGATGGCGAAGAAATTAATTGAACTAAATACAAGAACTTATATTGAAGGCAAACGTAAGAAATGACACTACTAATAAGCAAACCAAACTTCTACGTCAGAGTTCACGGAGTTAACAAACATAAGATTACACTTGACGGCATCATTTGGGCGGTCACTAAAGTAAGCGGCTATTCAGAAAAGGAACTTACATCCAACAACCGAAAGAGAGAGATAATGTGGTGGCGGCATTGCATAGCTTACTTAGCCTGCAAGCATACTTACAACAGCCTACAATCAATCGGTTTAAGATTAGGCGGGCGTGACCACACAACTATAATGAACGCTAGGACTAAGATTCAGAATTATTTGGATTATAAGGATATGCTTTTTGTCAATAGGATTAAAAAAATTGAAACGCTATTATGACAGACAGAGAATTATCGCAAAACTTAAAGAAAACTGCTGGGTTATTTTAGATAATTTAGATCAAGAGTTAATGGAATTATAAATTTAATTTAAAATAAATTTTAATCGGTTAATTTTTAAGTAGTTACAAATTAATGTATACAACTATCAAATATTATATTACTTTTGTCCTACAATTAATCAATAACAAATATGACACAACATTGCAAAGTTTCTTATTCAATCATCGAAGATTATTCTGATGAAACACTTAAACAAATTATTGAAGTAAATAATGTTCAGTACATAGTAACTTACAATCCTAGACCATGTAAAACAGAAGCTGAACTTAGATGTGTATTTCATAACGGAATAAAATATTCAACATTTGCTAAGTTTTTAAAATCAATTAATCAATAACAAACATGAATACTATCATTCAATTATTAAACGAAGCAGGTTACAAAAACTCTAATACCAATAGAGAAAGAGCAGTTAGAAACATGAATTTGCTATTAGATAGCGGTATTATGAGCCTTACATTAATTTCATCAGATGCCTACAATGCTAAAGAAAATGGTAGAGGATTTTGGATGATGTGTAGTGATGGTAAAAAAAGACCAACTGCCTATAAGGTTACCTTGTATGGTAAAACATACTATGGCCATTACATGCAAAAAAGTCTTACCACAAAATCTAAACATATTCAGCACATGGATTATACTTGGGAGTATACAACCAGTACTATGTATTATGATAATACATCTATTTCAATAAGCGACATTCAAACTCGTGTTGCGCAACTATTAACTATTATTCGTGAAGATAAAGATTTTTTCGCTCCTACTTTATTTGCTGCAAAAGGCGATTGTTCTTGTGGTAAATGTAATGGTGTTGGTATAATACCTGCTTTTAGTTACTATGCAAATGGTATTTGTTTTGATTGTGGTGGTTCAGGAATTAATAGAGGTGCTTTAAAGTCATTTATTAATAACGCTATAAAAGTTGCATAAATGCAAAATAAAAAAGAAAAATTAGGCGGAAAACGAATAGGAGCAGGCAGACCAAAATCTGCTCCTACATTAGTAATAAGTTTTAGAGTACCAAAAGAAAAAGCGAAAAAATTAAAATTAAAAATCAATGAATATATTAGAAAAAGCAAATCAAATAGTTAATCTTAGATCAGAAGAAAAAGAAAGAGAATATGGTCCATTTCAAGAAGGTATGGAAAAAGCGGCAAATATAGCTTCTATAATGTCTTCAAAAAAAATAACTACAACAGATATGTACAATTGCATGATAGCTTTAAAGTTATCAAGAGAATCTTATAATCACAAAGAAGATAATTTATTAGACGCTGTTGCTTACATTGGTTCATTAAACAACTATAAAAATAATCAATAAAAAAATGAAAATAGGAATAATTGGAATATTAAATAATCCAGCTACATCATTAAACTCGCATTCCGCTGGTATGGTAAACATAGTAAAAGAATTATTTAAAGCAGACATTTTAAATGAAAATAATGATTGGAACGAATATGATAAGTTAATAATTTACCATGGCGTAAACTTTAAAGAAGGTTCTTTTAATGTAATAGGAGGTATTAATAAAGAACTTTTAATTAGAGCTGAAAAATTATCAAAATACATAGGAGATATTTTTACATTAGATGGCTTTCAATTAAAAGATTTTTCTATTAAAAGAAAATTAAATTTATACGATAATTATAAAATTATTGAAAAAATTACATTGC